GTTGCCGGTAACCGTTCCGGTGATCGTGCCGTCAGCCTGGACAAACTGCCCCGGCTCCAGCGGCAGATACCGGATGTCAGCCTGAGCGAGCGAGATCGCAAGGTCACCATCACGGCTACCAAGCATCGACGGCGGATTCACACCCGCATCGAACGTGACCGTGGCGGCACCTGTGTTCAACTCCTCAAGGATGATGATCAGGTTGCGGGTCTCCCCCTTGGCAACGATCTCAAAGGTCTGGGTGGCGTTGACCACCGACCCAGCACCGATCAGATCCGCCGAGCGGGTGTTGACAACCTGGGCAACCGGAGTAATCGTAACATCAGCCATTTCTTACTCCTTACGCCCGCTGCACAAGCGCCGAAGCGAGGTTGTCCGGGCGAAGCACCTTGGCTCCGTAGACATCCATCGCCATGTGGCGGTCAGCGAATGCAGACTGGACGCGCTGCGTCTCAAACTTGGTGATCTGAGCCGCGAACGCGGTAGCCTTCGACCAGCCAGCCAGCAAGACCTTGTAGGTCGTTGATGTCGGCAGTTCCGTGGTCTTGAACAGTTCCAGACCGCTGACGTGCCGCCCGATGTACCGCTGGCCGTACGCCTTCAGGTTCTCGGTCGTACCAAACGAGGTGCGGCGCGAGTCGTTCAGCAGCATCTCAGCGTAGAACGGAGGGATCACCGCGAAGCGGAAGCCCTCGTTCAACGGGTCACCAGACGAGTTCGGAACACCCCAGCCATCAGGGGTCTTGGAGTCGTCCAGCGTGGACGCGATGCGGTTCAGGAACTCGAAGGCGTCGGTGTCGTTCGCTCCCGTGCCGATGTTGTAACCGGCAACAGAATCGACCAGGTTCAACTGGTTGTCTTCGGCAACGCCAGCCGCCATCGTGCTAAAGATGAACGTGTCGCGGGTTTCCTTCAGCTTGAACGCAGCCCGGTTCGACTGCTCCTCCACGTAGGCAACGCCACTCTGCACCACGTCAAGGTCATTGACACGGTACGAGAAGCCGTTCTCTTCGGTGATGGTCAGCGTCTGGCCTGCGAGGACAAGGTTCTGGTCGGTGATGGTGCCGTTGCGGTCAACAGCCACAATCTCCGGGTCGGAGGTGGTCAGGATGCGGACGGTATCGCCCTTACCCTTGATCTCACCTTCGTAGTCGCGGTTCACCAGCCCCTCGGCAACGAGGTTCGGCTGGAGAGCGCGAAGCAGAGCAGGATGCCAGAGGGTAGGGATACCCGCCTGGACGTTGCTCGGGCTTACACTCATGGTGTAAATCTCCTAGGTTTATCCGCCAAGGAGCGACTTCTTGTAGGCATCCCAGTCTTCTGGGCCTAGCCGCGCTGCCTCAACGGGGGTCATGTTGGCAAATCGTTCGGCACCGCCAACAGCGGGGCCACGCGGGGGCGTAGGTGCGTCAATCGGGGCTGGGGCGTTCTCAACCCGGGCTGCTTTCAACTCGGACTTCAACTTCTCAGCCACAAGCGCATCTACTTCCTTCCGCAACGTTGAATCCTCGGGGATGTCTTTCAGGGACAGCGTGCCCTTCTGGGCAGCAACCGCACCTTCTAGCAGCGTACGGACGTACGCCGTCTTCCCCTGCGTTTCGAGGGCTTCAACAGCACGTTCGCGGTATTCGACGGGAACCTTGTATTCAGCAAGGACAGCCTCGGGAAGTTCCTTGGCGAGTTCCGTTGCGGAATGGGCGCGAGCCAGTTCGTACAGGTACTCCGCACGCTTCACCGTTGCACCGTCAACGTTGCTATCGGGGTCGCCCCCAATGGCGCGGATGATGTTCGCTACGGCTTCACGGGTGCTTTCCCGACTGCCAGCCTCACGCTTGAGGCGTGATTCCGTCTTCTGGCGTTCCGATTCTCGAATCCGATCCTCTAGCCCCTTCTCCTTGATGAGACGGGCAAGAGTGTCCTCATCGATCTCGCTGACCGTTTCTGTCGGCTGCGACTGCTCCGTTTCCGCAACGGCCTCCACTGGAGTTTCAGGCGCGATGTCCTGGCTCACAGCGTCAGGCTGTACGGTGTCTACAATCTCAGGCGCGGCAGTGTCTAGTGCCGATACCACATGCAATCCTTTCGTGCAACCACATCATAGACTTACTAAAGGTAAGTTGTCAAGGCTACTCGACGGCCTCTAGGATGCCGCGCGTAGCGATGTTCGATGGGATGAAGTTATGGCGTACCGCAATGGGGAGGAGACCAGTAGACATGTTCTCCAGTGCCCACTCCAGACGTGCTCGCTGGATCATGGCGCTGTACTCCCTCTCGATGTCGAGACTGTTGTAGTCCTGAACCGCAGCACCGCGCGGGTCGGAGACGCCTACCTTGACATTGAGTTGCGTTCGTTCATCGATCCATTGCTCGCGGAACTCGTCGCGGGTTTCGGCTTCGATGCCGTTCACCTTGCGCAACGCGCCCCACACCGTGTCCTGGATCTCAAACAGGCCAGAGCCTTCGAGTGCCTTCTGCGCCTTCTCACGTCGTTCGCGGAGCGTTCTGTCTGCTACGTCTGGGTTAGCGGCAAGGAGGGCGTTCTGGTCGCGCCAACTAAGATCCTCGAAGGCGTGGCCATATTGCTGACGTGCCTTCACGTCGAGCGCACGCATGGAGTCCTCTGGGATGAGTGACGCCCCGCCGAACTCAGCGAGTGCCGTTGCGATAAACAACGCCGGATCGAACTCGCCGTCGGCACGTTGGCGTTCGACTTCCTCGATCATACCCTGGGCTGGGATGGGGAGAGCGGCTTGGCCACCGATGCGTGCCGCTGAAAGGCCGCGCAGCAGTTCGCTTTCACCCTGGTAAGCGCGTTGGTGTGGCGGTGCGGTTAGTTCAGTGTAGGCTACCATGATCGACTGGATCGATGGGGCGATACGGGCTGTAGCGTAGTTGATCACGCTATCCCGCGAGCGTGGGTCGCCTGTGTCTACACCGGGCGCGGTGTTGACCAGGTTGCGTATAACCCCAGACGACAGACTGAACGGAGCGCGGAATGCGTTCGCAATCGGGATGGAGTATGACCCCATGTTGATCGCCATGAACGAACGCGAGTTCGGGTCGAGTGAGTCTGCTACCGCGTCAACCACGGAGTCGCCACGCTGCTGGGCGTTGATGGCGGCGCTTGTCACGCCGATCCCAATGCCAGTGCCAACCATCCTCCCCCAGATCTTCAGGGCGAGCATTTCGCGTGGCGTTGGGTTCTGCCCCGGCGTCATCAACTTACGCAACGCACCGACAGCCTCACCTTGAATCGCCCACGGCTGGCGCACAAATGCTAGCGAGGTAGGCAGAAGGCGCTGTGCGCGAGCAACAGACTCAGACTGCCCTAGCCGTGCCGTCATCATGAGCGGGTTGGACTTGTTGAGGATGTCAGACGCTGCCGCTGATGCCTGCTGGCGCGTGTACCCGGCTTCAATGAGGTCGTCACGCACACCCTTGAAGTAGTCGATGTTGCGGCGCAGGATGACGTTGAACATCGCTGCGTTCGCGTAGTCGAAGTTGGGGATGAACTTGCCGAGCAATCCAGTACGCGCGACTTCTTCAGGAAGTACGCCACCGGGCATCCTGCCTACGTAGAAGGCGTACTCAGCAACGTCTTGCGCGTTGTCGCGTAGGTACTGCTCCATCGTCTCACGGCGGTATGGCAAGAGGAAGTCGCCACGGCGCACAGACTCAGCCACCGACTCAGCAACGGCGCGGATTGTCCCGACGGGTTGCCGTGTCGCAAGGAACACGCCTTGGATGAACGACATCGGGCCTGCGTCACCAGTGAGCACCTGACCGCGCAGGTTCTCTAGGAAATCGAAGAATGGGTTGTAGTTTGCCTCAGCGAGCATCCTGTTTGCTTGGGCCGCTTCATCAGCACGCAGGTATCTACCGGGCATACGATTGACAGATTGCCACCCCGTGAGTTCTACGTTGTTGTAGGCGTTCTGAACGCTCTTGTACGCCTCACGCGCGGATGCTAGGTCGGTTCGTAGTGCCTCTACCCGGTCTGCGGCGATGTCAGCGCGCCCTGTAGTGCGTGCTAGCGTGTCGTAGAGCGCGTCAGCACGACGCTGGAGCTCGTTGATAGCCGTTTCAAACGAGTTCAACTTGTCTTCGGTGCGCCATGCGGCGTCAAGCCCGGTCTCGGCCTCACGCAGCAGCATCCGCGCCGCCTCAGCGTCTTGTGATGCTGTCTGAGCGCGTGTAACCCGTGCGAGAATCTGCTGTTCTGCCTCAAGCGCGGCTGCAATGGCTTCGTCGGCCTTCTCTTGGGCGCGTGCGACGATATCCAGCGGCCTGCGTACTGTAGACACAGCCCCAGGTTCAAAGACATCGACCATCTCTTTCAAGATGGCATCGGCTTCGGTTTGCAGTTCGTCTGCACGCCGGAAGATTTCATCAACTTGGCGCTCGGCTTGGCGTGCAGTAGGGGCCTCTACACCAGCCCGACGCAATTCGGTAATGCTCTGTCTCAGGGTCTCGTTGGCTTGGCGCAGTGCCTCGCGTGCATCATCAACACTCAGAGCACGTGAACGCTCGGCTGTACGCGCTGCTTGTGATTCAAGGGCGGCGATCCTGTTGACCGTCTGCTCGTACTGGCTGTCCAGTTGACGTGCTACTGCTGCGTCAGAGCGAATGGACTGTTCCGCATTGCGGATGCGCGAGGCGATGTTTTCTACATTGCGACGAAGGTCATTCCTACGAGCAACAAGTCCTGGAACCAGAGACTCCTTGACTTCAGTCGCTGTCTTCGCGTCGATACCAGCGCGCAGGACGATGTCGCGGGCAGCGGAGGCTTTGATAGCGTCCTCGGAGTCGCCAATCAGGCGCAGGTTTGTCTCAGGCACAAACGCTTCGTCTTGCTTGAGCGCCCCACGCGCAGCACGGTTCTGGCTGTCAGCCCACCGCACGAAGGCGTTGTCCCAGACACGCTCATCAACGTCACCAAGCCCAACCGGCCTCCCGCGCCGTGCCTGTTCAGCCATGCGTTGCGAGTATTCGGATGCGTTGACGTTGCGTACGTACACACCGCCGCGTGTAGGCTCGAAGCGCGGGATGTCAGCACCGAAGGCGCTTACCACGTTAGACCGGAACGCCTCGTCAGCCTGATCCCAGAGCCGCGCCACCTCAAGCATCTCGTCAGTCGCGTTGTACGCCCACGGCCTCTGGAGGAAGTCAAACACCGTGCCAGATGCCGGATACTCTACAGGCGCGTTGTTGATGATGATCTGGTGCGCTGAGTCAATGTCCTTACGCGCGCCGTACAAGACTGGCTGGCCGAGAGACGCACCCTCACCGAACACTGAGTCAATCGTTGCGTTAAGATTGTTGCGGACGACACCTTGCTCGGAGCGTAGTGATGCATATGTCCCCGTCGCGGCAATGTGCGACTCAAGGAGCCGCTTGGGCATCGACAGCCCGGGGCGATCCCAGTCTGATATCTCACGCAACACGGGGATGTGGCTGGCAACGCGCCGCACCAGCCCAACCGGGTCAGTGTCTACGACAGCGCGAGCGGTCTCTAGAGCGTCTATTACGCCTCCGTAGACTTCTTCCTCATTGCGTGTCTGTGACGTTGCGTATGCACGTGCGGCGTCAGACCTACTTCGTAACACGTCATCAGCGTTACGAACCGGCCTTGACCAGTCGAAGATCACGGACGGGGTGCCTACTGCGTCTGCCCCGGTCGTCGTGCCATTGGGGAGGCGCTGGTGGTTTACGTCTACCGCACCCGGTGATGGGGTGTACGTGCGTACCATCGTATCAAGCGGATCTCCCAGCGGAACGTCAATAGGCTGTGCCTCACGCAACCCGCCCAGAGCCGTCCTCTCGGTTGGCCCTCCTGCTGCACGGATAGCGGCTTCATCCACCGAACGTGAGATAGCGCCAACACCACGAGCACCAGCAATACCACCAACACCAAGAGCAAGGCCACCAGCGAGGGCTGCTGGTACAGGGATGCCTTCTTCGGTTAGTTGCCCAGCAGTGACGCCGACTCCTGCACCAAGCGCGGCCTCGGCTGCGTATCTGCTGCCGAAACCACCAGAAACAAACGGTTCTACCGCCCACCTCACACCACGCGGTAGCGCTGCTGCTGCACCCCCAAGACCGGCAGTGCCAATAGTGATTGGGTCTACTGCAATACCAAGCGCTGTTCCGAGTGCCGATCGCACCCTAGACTCTTCAGGAAGCAATCGTGCGAACCCAAGATCTTGCTCGCTAAACTGCTGCTGCCCGAGAAAACCCCTTAGCAGCCTGCTGGACTGACTCTAGTGGATTGCCACCAGTTAGAGCCCCAAGGACGGCCTGCTGTGAAGCCGAGTAGACTTGCGGTACGCCGAGTGCTGAAAGCGGGGATGCGGGAGCACCTGCGCGTGGAGTACCAGTGATGTCCTGAATCTCGCTCATAGGTAGCGGGGCGAACCCGGGAGCGCTTGGTGTCATACCGGGCGATTGCGCTTGGCGCAAGCCTGCTCTGAAGGCGTCCATCGTCTGTGGTGCAAGCGCTGGCGAGTCTAGCGTCTGCGGAATCGGTGTGGCGCGGTCTACTTCACGAAAGCGTTGGAGGGCGTTGTTGAAGTACGCTTCCTCCACCTCCTGCCCCGGCCCTGTAGGTTGCTGCCCCTGGTCGCGGAGGAAACGATCTACGCTAAACACCTCGCTTGTGGAGGCGAGTTGGAGTTCAGGGAAGCGCTCGGTCTGCCGTGCGATGCGGGCGTTGCGATGGGCCGTGGTTTCGCCAAACATCAGCGCGTCCTACGAACGACACTATCGGTAAGACCGCGAGGTGTGACGCGGGCAATCTCTTCTTGGAAGAGTTCCTGCGGGATGCCACGTGCTGTTGCGGTCGTTGCGGCGGCGAGTTGCTGAAGCCACGGCGACTGACCGGGCGTAGCCATCTGCACCGGAGTCGGAACACGGTTGAAGCCGCCCATCTGCATCGCTAATGCAGCGGCGTCGTCAAGGAAGTTCTGGGCGCGGAGGAGCGGGTTACCGATCACGCCGCCGTCCTGATAGCCCTCTAGCGCCTTCTTGATGCGCTTGCGTTGCTCAGGGGTAAAGTCGTCTAGCGGGATGATCTGGGCGTTGCCGATCACCACCTCCTCGTTGGGCTTGCCGTCAGAGGAGTCGCCCACGATCCCAACGCCATCAAGGATGCCACCCTTCTCGAAGGTGGGGAGTTCCCAGCCGCGATCAAGAACGTTCTTGTTGACTACCCCCGGCCCACCTGGTACGTAGCCAACCCACTTACCCTGCTCGTCCTGTGCCCAGTACCCGGTTCCTTGTTCGTTCTTGATCCACTCGGGCTGGAACGCGGTCTGGGTCTCCTGAGCAGGTGGCGCAGTAAGTTGAGCAAGCAACCCAGCAACGTCAAGCGGTTCGCTGGGAGTGAACTGCGGCATCTGGATCTGCGGCGCTTGAATTTGCTGCGGATCGCGCATCACCTCATCGGAGACCGCGAGCATGTTGTTCAGGATAGCAAGGGACTGCGGCGTAATGGCCGTTTCGCCCTCGGCAAGAGCCGTGGAGATCGGGCTACCACCACCGGCACGGAGGAAGCCAGCCGCTGCGCCTACGTCACCGGGCGAGCGGGTGAACTCAGCGATGTCACGGGCAACGCTCTGACGCTGCTGGAGGTTGGCAACGCGAGCCTGCTCGTTTAGTTGGGCGGCTTGCATCTGGAACTGAGCGTTCGTTGCCATAGCCTGCTGCTGGAGCGATACGCGCTGGAACTCATCTTGCGAGAGGCGAGCCTGGATCTGCTCCATGAGCGCAATCGTCTGGCGTGCGGATGCCTGCTCACCAAGGCGCATCTCATCAGCGTGCTTCGCCATGAGGAAGTTTAGTTGGGCCTGATCCTGCGCGATGCGCTGGGCAAACTGAGCATCAGCCTGTTGCGTGCTGATCCGGAACTGTTCCCATGACTGAGCAAGTTGCTGCGCTTGCAGGTCAAGGGCACGCGGGTCTTGCACGCTGATGTTCGTGTGGACAGTAGGTTCGCGCGGGGCGTTCTGAGCAGCGTAGAACTGCTGCTCTTCCTGAGCCGAGAGCGGGCGGAAGACTTGCGACTGCTGACCGCCCTGGAACTGCGTAACGAACTTACCAAGCCGCCCGTCTGGGCCTTGGTAGACGTTCGCTCCTACAGGACGGTANCTTCCTTGAGGTTCGCCCTCTGAAACTGCCCCAAGGAAGATGTCATACCGTTGCGTTGATGGGTTGTACTGATACCGTCCGTATCCCTGATCTCCAGCAAACACCTGCGTCGCAGTNGGACTACCGGAAGATCCACCTCCACCTCCACCAGAAGCGCCCATGAGCGAGGTGCCTTCGGCTGCGCTAAGAGAGACTCCGTTGCTGCCGCGCCAAGAACCGTCGGCCTGTCTTGTGAACGTGATGCCTTGGTACTCGAACTCCATTAGCGCACCATCACCTTCAGTGACCGGGCTCTTTCTCTCCTGCGAGCATCTGCCGCCCGCCTACACATGCGGCAGTGCCTCTTTGAGTCATGTAGATACGTGTTGTCTTGGTCGAGTAGGTGGCCATTATAACAGTGCGTCTTTGATTTGCCAGAGTGCCTGTTCTTAGACATCTTGTCATCCGCGTTATCCTGGTGAGTACCTAGGAATAAATGAGACGGATTCACGCACGGTGGGTTGTCGCATGTATGACAAACTAGCAGGGAGTCTTCAAATTCTCCGTATTCTATAGAGTATGAAACTCTATGTGCCTTACGCATAGAGCCTCCTAGCCTGAATTGACCATACCCATATGGAGACTTGTATCCCTGCCACTCCCAACAGCCGTTTGGGTTTAGCAGCGACACTTTACCGAAGAATCTGTACATGTCATCCTGGTTCATACATTGCCAATCATAACCAGTTGCGCATCGCGCTCAAAGCGTTCGTCAAGGTCAGCAGCGAAGTCGGCGTTGACGATACGCAGGTTGTCGAGTACGCCACGGTCACGCAGGTCGATGTAGAACATCACGAAGTCCTCTGGGTTGTTCAATGACTCATCACCGTAGACGAGGCCGTTGCGGTCTTTCATGGCTTCGTACAGTTCCAGCGTGCGGTCGATGATCTCCTCTACGGCACGGTCGCGGAGTTCTTCCATGTACGATCTCATGCCACGGCTCCCGGCATCGCCATCGCCTGCCCAGGCGAGCCTTGGAGATCCATCGGCATCCCGATACCTGGCTGCCGTAATCCCTGCGTCTCAGCGATGTTCCCGCCCGTCTCAGGGACGCTGGGCGCGGTCATTCCCCCACCAGGGAGTTGCTGCTTGGACATCATCTGCTGCTCGGCAGTCATCGCCTCGGCTTGGGCCAGCGCAAAGTTCGGGCTGCGACGCATCAGTTCCCACGTCAGGCGACCGCGTACCGCATCCACCACGTCGGCCATAAGGGATCCGGGCTGGATCTGGTTATTGTCGCCGTACATCACCGCCTGCACTACCTTGGCGAGATCGGCGCGGAGGATCATATCCTGCGGGTCTTCTTCCTTGGCGTAGCGTTCGTAGTACGTCTCGCGGTCGATCAACCCCTTCTCTAGTTTCTCGATGCCCACCTGATCCAGCACGATCCGATCGGATGCGGACTGGGAATCCTGCTCAACGATGATGGCTTCGGTAAGGTCTTCGGGGTTGATCTCGATGAGGGCACGTTCGGTGAACTTGTTCTTGCGTTGGCCCGGCGCAAGGAAGTAGACCACGGGGCGGTTGAGCATCCGCATCCAGCGAATCCACAGACGGAAGATGGTCTTCATCGCCATCGCGTGATTCTCGGCTGGCTCGCGGAGGGTTTCGTTGATCTGCTCGATCTGCTGGCGGAGGTTCCACGCTGGCCCAGAGGTTCCCGCCGCACCCTGCATGATCGGTGAGGGGCGAGCCTTCTCCATCTCAGCGGAGTAGAATCTGAGCAAATCTACGAGCGTATTCGCATCGACTGTGAGCTGGCGCAGTCTGCCGCCGACTACCGTTGCCTCGGACGGATCAAGACCGGGGGTGTTGGCGTCCTTGTCCACCATCTTCGGCTGGCCGGTCTCGGGGTCGGAGATGATGTTACCGTCTTCGTCCTCAATGACCCAGCGCGGGATTGCGTTGTACGCGGCGACGTTCGACAGCAGCGTCTCTACCTGATTGAGAAGCGGCTGCATGGCAAACACAGGCTCGCAAGGCGACGAGAACTCGGCACCCGGCTTGCGTGAGTCAGTGAGATACGCAGGAACAGGAACGAGCGGGGTCATCCCGCCACCGTGCCACCCGCACCAGAGCAGTTTCCCGCCCGTGAACATGGTGGGGGAGGCGGAAGCGAAGTAGTACACCTCGTTTGGCGTGACGAAGATCGCTAGCGACAGGCGTGAGTTGTCCTGTGAATGCGGCTCACCGCCCTGCACCATACCCGAGACGACCTTGCCGTCCTTGACCCAGACGCCGTACTTAGACGGATCTTCAACGCCAGCGTACTTGCCTGCGCGGGTCATGAGGTCGGAACCAGGCTGGCACTCTGACTCAGGCATCTCCATCATGATGACGCCGTACTTGAGGTTGCCGTCATCGTCAAAGCGTGGGTACACCATATCGGGCGGATACGCACGGAGCATGAACATGGACTCGCCTGATACGGCAGAATCTGCGTAATGCTCACGAATGCGCTCGAACCACGAATCAGACGATTCGGCGTACTTGCCGTCGTCTACCTCGGTGATCTTGCCTTCCTTGCGGAGCTGTTCGATCTCGTCGTCGCTCAGATCCTCGAAGTACTGGCGTTCGGGTACCCCCCACGCGGCGGCACGAGGGAGCGTGAAGTACCACCCGACACGGCCCCACGCCTGACTCCACCCAATCTGTGTCTGGAGTTCGCGGCCCTTGCAGGATTCCCACATCGCTTTGAGCAGGTTTTCCTCGTCAGCGGCGGCATCCTGCATCTTCTTGGTCAGCGACCGCTTGGACACAGGCGTCTGGATCACGTAGGGGGATCGGGGGGTTGGCCTTGAAGCGCGTGGCGTAGTGTTGGACGGTCTGAACGGCATCACCCGTGACGGTCTTGATGATCAGGCTGGACTTGTCGAACGGGGCGGGGATGTTGGTGCCGGTGAAGTTGTTGGTGGTGGCTTCGACCCCCATGTCAAGGAGGAGCCTGCGTACATGAAGGCGGGCGTTGTGTGTCGCCCGCTCTCGTGTGAGTTCGGTAATCATGCGCGAGACACTAGACTCGCTCAGTTCAGGGGTGTAAGTCATTGCTAGCCTTGCGCTTACGATATGTAAGCCTATCGTATCTTGGTAAATCTGTCAAATCTATACCGCAACCCTCGCCAGTGGGCGACCGGAGTACGACCGGATGCGCTGCGGTTTGAGTAGTTGCGACATCATCTCAACTAGGGCGTAACGTGATGCGTCCTGGGCGTCGGCGTGGTTGTCTACTGGGGTTGAGGTGGCATACCGCTCCTTGGAGTTGGGGTCGGTGCGTACGGCCCACCTATAGCCGGAATACTCGTTGATCGTGTTGGTGCAGTCTGGTTCGTGGCTCATGCGGTCATTCTCAAGGAGGAACTGGACAATACCGATCCCTTCACCGCGCTTGTTGTTGGCTTTGATGGCACGGATGCCCATCTTGCGGAGGGTTTCAATCGCAACGCCCTGGGACGGGTCGCAGGCTACGGTGTCGGGGTTGTAGCGGGATATGAATTGGGCGATCTCGTCCACCCCTACAGCACCGCGCTTGTAGAACTCGGCGAACTGGTGAACGTGTTGATCCTTGCTCATGCCCCAGATCGTTACGGCAGTGGGGTCGCCACCTCCAAAGTCTACGCCAGCCACGATCCGTACGCAGTCTTCGAGTTTGAACGGTTCCTTCTTGACGTGGCGTTCGCGGGAGAAGGTTTCGTACACCAACCCCTCCCTGCCAACGAACGCCTCCGTGTCGGTAGAGGGATACTGGGCGTAGAAATCGGTAGGATTGCCTACAAATGCGCGTTTCTCACGCTCGAACCACGCCTGATCTCTGTCTGGGCGTGAATCCCACGGGACGAAGACGGCGGAATAGCCTGTTTCACCGGCCTTGGAGTCCCAGTACATGTCATGGAAGAAGCCGTTGGAGCCGAGTTGGGCGTTGGCTGTGGAGTTGATGATGATCTGGGAGCCTGCGGAGATTGTGGGTCTAATCTCCGCGTAGTTCTGGAGGGCGTAGGGGTGCTTGGAGGCTTCATCCATCACCACGAGGCGGAAGGTGTACGATGTGCCAGCCTGGATCGTGGAGGGGAAGGCGATGATCCTCCCCATCCCCTCGAACGATACCTCGACCTGCTTCCACTCGGCAGCGGTGCGAAGGTAGTGGGGCAACGATTCGTAGAGTACCTTGACGCGCTCAATCTGCTCCTTGGCTTCGCGTTCCCCGAGGGAGAACACCCCGACCGTGCCCTTGGTATACATTGCGATACGAAGACATAATCCTGCGATAGCCCACGAGAACCCCAACTGGCGGGCCTTGAGGATGACTTCGGACGTTCCGGCGTCCCACGACTCCATGCGTTCGCGCTGAGATGGCCAGACATCGAAGGGAACGAGATCAATGTTCTCCGGGTTGTCGGAGAGGATCTTGGCATAGGACATCAACTCAGCGGTACTCTCCGCGCACACAGCGCGACGAGCAGCCTTGATGACGGCTTCTAGGCGGGGGTCTGCTGTGACGATAGTTTCTCTGCCTTCTTGCGCTCGCGGTAGGCTTTCTGCTTCGCTGCGTTGGATGGGTACTGGCGGGGGCGTCCAGCTCCGGTGCCGAACCCGCGCTTAGTCGGGATCAATGATCACCGGCCCTTCATTGGGGAGTTTCTGCTTCGCCAGCATCTTCACCTCCTCTGGGGTCAGGCCTGCCAGGATGAGGTTGTAGTTGGTGGTCTGGGCGTTCTCACCGCCATCGAACCCACCCGTATGCTTCGCAAGCAACGCGAAGGCCGAAACTACCGTAGCGTTCTGGTTCGCTTCCTTGGCACGGCGGATCGTATCGACCAGACCCTTCACAACCCACGCTGTGTCAATCGTGGCCATGTCCTCGCTGGCCTTCTTGTACTTGGCGATCTCAGCAAGGACGCGGTCGTTCTTCAGGAGGCGGGAGGCCATGTTGGACGCGGAGCCGGAACTATACCCCGCCTCAAGCGCGGCTTTGTAGTTCGTATAGTTCCCCGTCGCCATCAACTTAGCGAACGCGATCCAGCGATCAGGTAGTGGTTTCGGCATACTTACCTTTCGTAAGCGGAAGCATAGAGGAAGGCGTTACGGTTGTCAACAGGAAGGGTTGTTTTGGGTGAGGGGGGTAGAATAGTGCCACTTTGCCCTGCAAGGGGCGTTCTAGCGCCTCCCTGGAGGCTTAGAGAGGATTCTAGAGGGGCTCTTAGGGTAGGTATCTCGTAGATGTACGTGGCTAGCGTTACTATAGTGTAGATGTGTGGCGGGTAGGTGAGAGACCCCTCCCCCCCGCGCCCGCTACCCGCATGGTCACGGCCCACCACACCCCCCTACCCCTT